ACGAGGACGCCTGGCAACCGCTCGCCGACGACGGCTCGCACTCGCATGCCTTCCTGACCGACGAGCTGCCCTCTCACACGCACTCGTTCCACTCGTTCCCGCGCCATGCTTGATCTACCTGAAAAGGTCGTGTGGAGCCCGCAGGAGGGCCCGCAGCACGTCCTGTGCAAATGTAGTCTTGGCGAAGTCTTCATGGGCGGGGCGCGCGGCGGCGGCAAGACCGATGGCGTGCTCGGCAAATGGGCCGCGAAGGAGGCGCGCTGCGGGCCAGCCTTCAACGCCATGATGTTCAGGCGCACGACGGTGTCGTCGACCGACGCCATCGACCGCTCGAAGGAGATCTACCGGCCGCTCGGCGGGCATTTCAACGAGGCGAAGCTCACCTGGCGCATGCCCAATGGCGGGCGGGTCGGCTTCGGCTACCTCGACGGGGTCGACGACGCGGCCGAGTATCAGGGCCGCAACCTGACCGACGCCTGGATCGAGGAGGCGGGGCAATATCCGACACCAGATCCGATCTTCCGGTTGTTCGGGGCGCTGCGCTCGGCCGGCGGCGTGCCGGTGCAGCTGATCCTGACGGGCAACCCCGGCGGGCCTGGGCAGAGCTGGATCAGGGACCGCTACGAGATGGTGCCCTTTCCCAAGGCGCCTAAGATCTTGCTCAAGAGCCTGCCGGACGGCACCCGGCACCAGGTCGCGGTGATCCCATCGCGGCTCGGCGATAATCAGATCCTGCTGAGACAAGATCCAGGCTATGCGTCGAGGCTGACCATGGTCGGCAATCCGACCCTGGTGCGCGCCTGGCTCGAAGGCGATTGGTCGGCGATCGAGGGTGCCTTCTTCACCGAGTGGGAGGAGCGTCGGCACGTCATCCCGGCCTTCGAGGTGCCTCGGCACTGGCTGCGCTTCCGCTCGATGGACTGGGGGTCGGCCTCGCCCTTCTCGATCGGCTGGTGGGCCGTCGTCTCCGACCGCTACCAGCTCAAGGATGGTCGGACGCTGCCGCGCGGCGCGATCGTGCGCTATCGCGAATGGTATGGGGCGCGGAAGGTCGGCGAGAGCTGGACGGGGCTGAAGCTTCCCAACGAGGCGATCGGCGCCGGCATCGTCGAACGCGAGAAGGGTGAGCGCATCGCCTACGGGGTGCTCGATCCGTCTTGCATGAACCAGTCGGGCGGCCCCTCGATCTATGAGCAGATGCGGCAAGGCGCGCGCCAGGCCGGCGGCTCGCTCTTGTTTCGCGAGGCCGACAACACGCGGGCTCCCAAGCGCGGGCCGATCTCGGGCTGGGGTGCGCTGCGCGAGCGCCTGGTCGGCACCGACGAAGCGCCGATGCTCTTCGCCTTCGACGTCTGCAAGCACCTGATCAGGACGCTGCCGATGATGGAGCACGACGCCGACCGGCCCGAGGATATCGACACCGATGCCGAGGACCACGCGGTCGACGAGTGCCGCTACGCCTGCCTGTCGCGGCCTTGGGTCAGGCCGCGCCCGGTCGTCGAGGTGGTCAAGGCCGGCAGCGGCTACAGCCGCGACAAGGTCGACCGCCGGCCGCTGGTCGTGACGGATATGTGATGCTGCACTGGGGTCTGAGGCCGGCGCCAGGCCCGCACGCGCCGATGTCCAAGGCTGAGTGCCGCCTGATGACCGAGGCCGAGGGGCGCAAGGTCGTGCTGATCACCGACCATCAGATCCATTCGGTCGACGCGGACGGGAAGCCTTGGGTGCAATGGCGCCCTGACCCGCGCTTTCCGCCGAGCCCCGCAGTGAGGTGGTGATGCCTCCACCGATCCAGAGCAACGTCTTGCCGTTTCCGCAGCAGCCCCAGCAGCTGGGGCTGGGCGGCATGCTGCCGGCTGGCGCGGCCGGTCCAGGAATGGCGCCTCCGGTGGGCGCGGCTGGACCGGGAATGGCGCTTCCTGGCGGGGCTCCAGGGGCCGCCGGCCTCCCTGGCGCAGCTCCTGGAGCACCCCCGCCGATGCAGCCGCTGCCCGGCGCGCGGCCCGTGCCGCCGCCGCCGACCGTCTTTGCGAGGCCTCCGCTCGGCGAGGCGCCGGCCGAGGACGGGCCGCAGCTCGAACCGCCCGACGTCGAGGATCTGCGCCGGCAGTTCGAGCACTACGTCATGCAGAAGCAGGACGAGATCGCCGAGTCGAAGACCGCGATCGAGTATTATCACGGCAAGCAGTTCAACAAGACGCAGCTGCAGACCTTCCGCGACCGCCGCCAGGCGCCGATCATCTTCAACCGCATCCGGCCCAAGGTGAATGCCATCGTGGGGGTGCTCAAGAAGATGCGCGGCGACCCCAAGGCCTTCGGGCGCAACGCCGCCGACGAGGCCGGCGCGGAGCTTGCGACGCAGTGCGTGCGCTATGCGCTCGATGCCTGCCGCTGGGATGCGCACGAGTCCGAGGTGATGACCATCGGCTGCGCCCACGGCATCGTCGTCGCCGAGCTGGGGCTGACGCCGGGCGACAAGGGCGACCCCGACCCGGACGTCGCTGGCGTCGACCCCCGGACCTTCTTCTACGATCCGCGCAGCCTGCGCCAGGATCTCTCGGACGCCCGCTTCATGGGCACGTCGAAGTTCGTCACCCAGGACGAGTTCGAGGAGCTGTTCCCCGGCCAGGCCGGCGAGGACGGCAAGCAGGCCGAGAGCCAGTGGTCGGAGGCCTTCGGCTCGAATGGCGGCAGTGAGTCCGAGACGGAGTTCGAGGCCGACCGGCAATATCTCTGGTCGCAGGGGCGCAAGAAGCTGCGCCTGGTCGAGCACTGGTATAGGACCGCGGGCGAGTGGCGTTACTGTTTTTACGCCGGTTCTACCATCTTGGACTATGGCGTTTCACCTTTCTACGATGAGCGTGGCCAGACAATTCCGCGCTATATTGGCTTTGCCGTCTCGATCGACGAGGAAGGCGGGCACTATGGCTTCGTGCGCCACCTGAAGGGTCCGCAGGACACCATCAACTTCGCCAAGATGAAGATGGCTTGGATCGCGGCGGCCCGGCAGCTGAAGGTCGGGCGCTCGGCGCTCGGCGGTGACGGCCAGGACATCGAGACGAAGCGCACCGAGGCCGCGCGCGCCGATGGCGTGCTCATCTGGGAAGTCGACCCGAACGAGATCGAGGTCATCACCCAGGACTCGGAGTTCCTGAAGCAGGCGCAATTCTACGCCGACGCCAAGCAGGAGATCGACGGCTTCGGTCCCTCGCCGGCCTTGGTCGGGGCGCAAGGCGCGCCGGCCGATATCTCGGGCCGTTCGCTCGCCATGCAGCAGCAGGCCTCGCTGGCCGAGCTGGGGCCGTTCTTGGAGAACTGGAACAACTGGCGCCTGCGCATCTACCGCGCCATCTGGGTGTCGCAGCAATGCTACTGGCAGGCCGAGCGCTGGCTGCGCGTCACCAAGGACCAGCTCACGAGCCAATACATCGCCATCAACCAGGGCACCGTCGACCAGTGGGGCCGGCCGGCGATCGTCAACCAGATCGGCAACCTCGACGTCGAGATCCTGATGGACGAGGGCCCGAACAGCGCCAACGTGATGGGCGACTCGTTCGACTTGATGTCGGCTCTCGCGCTCAAGGGCATGCCGATCCCGCCGCCGGCCCTCATCGAGCTGTCGCCGCTGCCGCGCTCGGAGAAGGACAAGCTCAACGCCCTGATGAACCAGCCGGACCCGGCCAAGCAGGCGATGCAGCAGGCGATGGTCGACAAGACGAAGAGCGAGGCGACCAAGAACCTGGCATCGGCCCAGGCGAGCCAGGTCGACTCCCAGGTCAAGATGCAAGGCGCGCCGGCCGACGCCGGGCTGAAGCAGGCGACTGCGCTGCACAAGATCGCCCTGACCCAGCACGAGACGCGCAAGGCGCACGCCACCACGGCCCAGTCGGCGATCGACATGCACGCCGCCATGCAGCCGCAGGAAGGGCAGCAGGCGCCGATGTCGCCGGCATCCGCCAGCGCCGCGCCTGGGCCGCCGATCCCCGGCGGGCCGCCCGTGCGGGGCCCTGACGGGCATTTCTACGTCCACGCCCCGCATCCCGGCGGCGTCTATCAGCGGGTGCTGATCAAGCCGTGAGGTGACACCATGATTGCCATTGCGATCGAGGTTCTGTGGCTTCTCATCGGGGCCATCTGCCTGGCCGGCGTGATCTGGCTGGTGCTCTACGGGATCAACCATTTCATCACGGAAATCCCGCCGAGGATCGAGCAGGGCATCTGGTTCATCGTGTTGTTGCTCATCATCATCGGCGCCCTCACCCTGCTGGCGGGAGGCTCTCTTCGACCGGCGTTCATCCGTTAGCCGGGTGCCGGATCGCATCATCATCCCGCCGGCACCGCCGCCGATCTGCGAGGGCTGCTAGATGGCGGAATACGTCCTCGATCCGGTCCCGCATGACCCGTGGACGGTGCCGCACGCGCATGAGCCGCTGATCGTCCCGGTCTACCCGAGGAACTATCCGCCGCCCAAGCCTTTGCCGGCGCCAGTCGAGGAGGGCACGCCGGCTTTAAGCCCCGCAGCGCCACCCACGGCGGCACCAGGCGGCGGCCCTGCCGCGCCCGGCGAGGCCCAGGATCTCGGGCCGCTGGTCGACAAATGGTTCCCCGGCCCGGCCGAGACGCCAGGCCAGCGAACGCCGGACGAGCTGCCCCCGCCGCCGGCCGGCATCGAGGCGCCCAATTTCTCGCTGCAGCCGGTCGGGCACGATCCGTTCGACACCAAGCTCTACCTCGCGGCCGAGCGCGCCAAGCAGGCGATCGAGCGCCAGGCGCAGGCCCCGGTGCAGATGGGCTCGCCGCAGTCGCCCGACCCGTTCATGGAGCACGAGATCGGGCAGCCCGCCTGGCCCTACGCCCAGAGCCCGCAGGACATGGATCTGCAGCAGGCCCTCGCGGCGGCCGGCGGCGGCCCCGACTTCCCCGCGATGGCGCCGCAGGCGCCGACCCCGGTCCTCCCGACCTGGATGGACCCGCAGAAGCAGGAAGCCTCGATCGGGCCGCAGCCGGCCGACTGGCAGAAGGGGCTCGAAGCGACCTTGCGCTCGATCGCGCCGCAAGGCTCGGGGCTCAGCGACACGGCGTCGGCGATCCCGAGCCTCATCGGCATGACGCCGGCCGGCTCGGTCGCGGATGTCGGGCAGTCCTGGAACCGGGGCGACCTCGCGGGCGTCGGCATGGCGGCGCTGGGCGCCCTGCCGGGTGTCGGCACGGCCGAGAGGGTCGGCGCCAAGGCCTTGACGGCGGCCGAGCGGATCGCGGCCAGGCGCGAGGCGGCGGGGCTCACGCGCACGCTCGAAGCCAACGCCCTCCCCGCAACGGCGCCGAGCCTCGCCGAGAGCCTAGCGCCGAACGCCGCGCCCGAGATCGCGGGCGCCGGCCGCCTCGGCATCGGCGGCAACCAACCGCCACGCCAGGTGCCGCTGCTGCGCCAGCCGAACCCGTTCTCGCCGACGCTCGACACGATGCATCCCGACGAGGCGGCGTTGACGGTCAACGACATCCTGCAGCCCGACTATCCGGCGATCAAACGGGTCAAGGGGCGCGGGGTGGACACGATCGCGGGCGAGCTGGATCAACGGGCCCAGACCGCCTTGCGCAATATGGGGGTGCGCGGCGGCAAGATCTCGGGGCCCGACCCTGCGACGGTCGCCATCATGGCGCGCACCGCGCCGGGGCAGCCGCTCGGCCGGCTCGGCAACACCGACGAGCTGCTCGCTCGCAACCTCGCCTCCGAGGCGCGGGAGGCGATGCGACGCGGCGGCACCACGGCGGTCGACTGGTATTCGTCGAAGTTCGACAACGCCATGAAGATCGCGGCGCTGATGCACCCGGAGATCGCCACCGACCCGCATTCCGCGACCGCCTACCGGGCCGCGCTCGCCATCACCAGTCAGGGCGAGACG